GGATACTCCAGACTTTAAAGATCAGATAAGAGGAAGCAGAACAAGAAAAGATAGATATTCATCTTTGCTTATGGCTAATATGACAGCTAGACAAATACAAAGAACTATAGTCCAAGACAATTATGTTTCTGTTGGTGGATTTTCTAATTCTTTATCTGGCAAAAATACAGGCAAACCTTTATATATAGCCCCAGAATGGTTTAACCAAGGATTGAAAAAGAGCGGAAATTATGGCGAAGCTATAAGAAGAGATTCGGTGTAATTCAATTATGATCTAATTACAATTTAATAAGCAGGATAAACATGAGCGATAAAAAAGACTTATTCGTTACTTGGGAAGAAAATAACTTAGAATCTAAAGAAAAAGCCATTGCTAAGAGCAATAATAATGGCCAAGCAGTTAAGAAGACTGTTGGTACAAGTAGTTATAAAAACATTGAATCTCCAAACATTTCTGTTCGTGAAGGCTTTGATCGTAGGGATTACGACTTTTTTAGGCCAAATGAACAAATACCAGTCCGTGATAAAGAAATAATGACGGCCTGTATGCAAGCTTATGAAAGAATAGGCATTGTTCGCAATACTGTAGATATGATGAGCGAATTTGCTTGCCAAGGAATTGACTTGGTTCACCCAAACCAAAAAATAGAAAAGTTTTATAAAGAGTGGTTCAAGAAAATTAGAGGTAAAGAAAGAACTGAAAGAATACTAAATCTTTTATATCGTGCAGGAAATGTAATTATTAAAAGAGCAAACGCCATATTAAAACCAGAAGAAATAGACATTATCCAAAAGGGTATGGCAGCTGAAACAAAAAAGAATTTTATTAAAAAACCAAAACAGTCACAAGTTCCTTGGGAATATACTATATATAATCCAACAACAATAGAGGTTTATGGCGAAGAAGTAGCTCCATTTATTGGCCCAAAAGCTTTTAGATTTGGCGTTAGATTAACAGAAAGTTTTTCTAGAAAAATAAAAAATCCAAAATCCGATATAGAAAAAGAAATTGTAAAATCATTACCTAGTGAAATGGATGATTATGCAGTTCGTGGCGGATTTTTAATTCCGTTAGATGTAAATAAAACTGTAGCTTTATACTACAAGCGTGATGATTGGCAAGTATGGGCAAAGCCGATGTTATATGCTTTGCTAAAAGATTTGCAAATGTTGGAAAAAATGAAATTAGCTGATTTAGCAGCTTTAGATGGAGCTATTAGCCATATCAGACTTTGGAAGCTTGGATCGCTTGAACATCGTATTTTGCCAACCGAAGAAGCAATTAATCGTCTTGCTGACATGCTATTAAATAATGTCGGTGGCGGAAGCATGGATCTTATTTGGGGTCCAGAAATTGATGTTGTTGAAACTAAAACTGATTTAGTTAATTTTTTAGGCGAAGAAAAATATAAGCCTATTTTAAATTCTATTTATGCCGGACTTGGTATTCCGCCATCACTTACTGGTTTGCCAGGAGGATCTGGCTTTTCAAATAATTATATAAGTTTGAGAACTCTTATAGAAAGACTTCAATATGGCCGTGATGTAGTTGCTGAATTTTGGGAAAAAGAAGTAAAGCTTGTTCAAATGGCTATGGGATTTAAAGCACCAGCCCAAATAGTATTTGACCATCAAACTTTATCAGATGAAGCAGCAGAAAAGAGATTGTTGATTGAACTTGCCGATAGAGATCTTATTAGTGAGGAAGCGGTTCAAGAAAGATTTAATCTTATACCAGAAATTGAAAGTGTTCGACTTAGAAGAGAAAGAGATTATAGAAAACAAGATATGCTACCTCCAAAGGCATCTCCTTTCCATAGTCCGCAGCATAAAGAAGCTGTTGAAAAAATATTTACACAACTTGGAATTTTGCCACCAGAATATTTTGGCATAAAAGCTCCGGCATCTTCTATAGCTCCGGCGCAAAATCCAACTAATCAAAATGATGAGCAACCAAAAGGTGAATCTGGACAGGGAAGACCTCTCGGAAAAACTGATAGCTTGCCAAGAAAAAGAAAAGTGATTAAGCCAGCTATGGCATCTGATTTTATAGATAGGCTTAATTGGGCAGAGCAAACACAAAAGACTATAGCAGAAATAGTCCAGCCAGCTTATTTAAAGAGTATAAACAAGAAAACACTAAGAGATCTTTCTGTTGCACAAATAAATGAGTTTGAACATATTAAGTTTGCTCTATTATGCAAAACAGAACCAGATCAAAAAATTAGTAAGACTTTTATTTTTAATTCATTAAAAGAGAAACTTGAAATACCTACTGATGTAGAAGACTTCTTTAAAACTTGTATGGCTAAGTATTTAGAAAAAACTGGCAATTTACCAACATCAGAAATAACTAGAAAAATACAGGCTTCTGTATATGCGATGCACACAATCGGATTACAAAAAACCGATAATATTGATAACTCTTCATCGCAGATATCATGAACTAATAGATAATGTTCAGCATATTTATAGATGTAGAGTTTTCTTTAAACACCATCCTATTATTTATGTTTTATGGGCAGACCCAGAGATTTCCAAAAAATGGATTTTAGATGAATTACAAAAAAATAATTTAATACATAAAGTTATTTATAGAAATACAGTAGACAAAACAGGAAGTACAAGTTTTTATGAAAGTATTAATTTTAGAAAAGCGTTACCAATTATTTTTGATGAAAACGGAAATGACTGTTTTGTAATTGTTCATGCCACAGACACTAAAGTAAGTCCTATGGCTTATAATATTTTTGAAAAACAAATTAACCAAGGTTTTGATGCTTCTGTTTTTAAGTGGAATTCAGAAATGTTAAACGCATGGAAAACTGCTGTTTTTGCAGTTACATCTAATCAAGATGTTTGGCCACCATTAATAAATAATAATAACCCAGATGTTTTAGAAGCTGCTTGGCCAAAAAGTTTGAATTATAATAATTTAAAAAAAGTGAAAGTTAATGGATTTTTTGATAATTTTTATTTTGATTCAAAAAATACATCTGAGTTTTTAGCTCAGTTTGCAGACAAACCTCAAATTCAAATAGATACAATTTCTTTGTGCATAAGCGGTTATGTTCCATTGTATAAAAGAATACTCAATTGGTTTGGTGTATTTCTTAAAAAGAGGTGACACTATGATTGAACCATTCAAGACAGAAATTGAAGACGGTGTTTCCGAATTTGTAAAAGCTAGTAATTCCATAGCTTTTGATATGGTAGCTTCGGAATCATCTGTTGATGAACAGCTATTTATTAATAACAAGTTTAATAAAACAATAGCTGAAATAGCAAAAGCAGAAAATAAAAACCAAGAAGACTTATTTTATTTAAAGTCTATTTTGGTAAGTACAGGCTGGAATAAGAACGATGATGTTTTTGATGCAGAGGAAATGTGGAAAGCTAGAAGTACGCCAGAAGATAAACCATTTAATCTTGAACACAATCAAGACATTATCATTGGTCACATTACTGGTTGTTATCCAGTTGATGAAAATGGTTCGCCTATAACTTCTGATACTCCTCCAGAAAATTACAATATTGTTACATCTGCTGTAATTTATAAAGAATGGGAAAATCAAGAAAAGAAATTGCAGATTAATGATATAATTACGCAAATCCCTAATGGCACTTGGTTTGTGTCGATGGAAGCTTTGTTTAGCAACTTTGATTATGCTATGACTGATGGTAAAAAAACCAGAATTATAGCAAGAAATGAGGCTACCTCATTTTTAACAAAGTATTTAAGATCATATGGCGGAACTGGTGTTTACGGAAATCAAAAGATAGGCCGTGTTTTAAGAAATATAATATTTTCTGGAAAGGGCTTAGTTCGTAAACCAGCCAACCCAGATAGCGTTATACTACAAACCGAAGCAAAAATAGTTGATTTGGGGTATGAAAGTCTTGAGACTCCAGAAGTTAAGGAGAATTTTTCAATGTCTGAACAGATTGTCGAAAAGACCGAGGCAGCTGAAATGGAAAAGAAGGTTGAAGTCGCTGTTGAAAATACAGCCAAACTAGAGACTGAACTTTCTGAAGCTGTTGCCAAGGCAAATCTTATGCAGCAGGAGCTTACCAAAGCTACTGAAGAATTGCAGAAGATGAAAGAAGAGAAGAAAAAGAGTGATCGCATTGCTCTTGTTTCTGAAAAGCTTGGCATGTCCAAGGCAGAAGCAGAAGGCATTGTGTCATTCATGAACAACCTTGAAGATGAGTCATTTGCTGGCGTTATTGCCAAACAGAGTGATTATCTTTCTATGAAAATGGCTGAATATGAAGCTGCTGCTAAAAAGCTGAATGAAGAACTCATGATGCTTAAGAAAACAGCTGAAATGATGCCAAATCCAGAAATGGAAAAAGAAGAGACTTGCTCTTGTCCTAGAACTGTAATGGCAGAAGAGGACAATGCAGAAGTAGTCGCAACTGAAGAAGTTTTAGATAACGCAGAAGTTAAGGAAGAAGCTGCTTTGAATGTTCCTGCAAATGATGCAGATCCAATTCAGACAGTCGCTTCTCAAATCGCTGCCTATCTTGGTGTTGAAACTGAAAACCTTGGCAAGAACGAAGAATAAGGAGAAACATTCTCATGGCTCTTAAACCAGATCGCAACATTGTTGTTACCGATATTAGCAATCTTTGCAATATCGAAATTGAAAAGGGCGAAGTATTGGTATTCGGCGTTTCCGGTTCCGGTGCTTTGGCTGATGATGTAGCTACCGTAACTAGGGCATCTAATCCTTCCGGCCTTGTTCCAGCTGGTCTTTGCTTGGCAGATGTAGTGTCCATCGACATTACTCGTCAGCATCGCAACTGGCACAAAGATGAACAGTTGGTTGGCGAAAAAGTTCCTCTTCTTACGAAGGGATGGGTTGTTACTGATAAGATCGCTTCTGGGGTTTCTCCAGCAGCTGGCGAATCCGCTTATTTGGCAGCTAATGGTTTGCTAACCGATACTCAGACCTCTGGAACTCCAAAGGTCGGTCAATTCCTTGGTGGAGTTGATTCTGATGGGTATGCAAAAGTATTCATTGACCTTCCAATCGTATAATAAAGAGGAGAAACTAATACCATGAAGACCCCAACTCCAGAAATGGTTAAACTTGCTGAACAGGCTGGTAGCAACAATTATGAAGTTGCTGTAGCTGCTCAGAAGGAACTTGCCAAGGCTCTTACCCTTCCTTTGCGCCAAGGCGTTTTGAAGGGCGATATTCTTGGAAACATCTTTGAACAGGTTGTTTTCCAGCCAGGTACTGCTGTTGAATTCCCTCTCGATTTCCTGTCTCCAGGTTCTGAGAAGGACTTCATCGCTTACACCATTCCTTCCCAAGGTCGTATTCCAGAACGCCATGTTGAAGGCGATTATCTGACTGTACAGACCTATGAAGTTGGTGCTTCCATCGACTTCTCCCTTAAGTATCTTCGTGATGCTCGTTGGGATATTGTTGGTCGTGCAATGCAGACCCTTGAAGCTTCTTTTACCCGCAAGAACAATAATGATGGTTGGCATGTAATCATCGCTGCTGGTAAAGGTAGGAACCTTCTTGTGACTGACAGCGTTGCTACCGCTGGTTACTTCAGCAAGAGGCTTATTGCCTTGATGAAGACCGTGATGCGTAGGAATGCTGGTGGTAACAGCACTTCCATTAATCGTGGAAAGCTTACCGATCTGTATGTATCTCCAGAAGCTATGGAAGATATTCGCACTTGGGATATTAACGAAGTTGATGACTTCACCCGCCGAGAAATTTTTGTTTCTCAGGAAGGTGGTTTATCTCAGGTTTTCGGCGTAAATCTTCATGAGATTGATGAACTTGGTGTTGGTCAGGAATACCAGCTTTACTACACCTCTACCTTGTCTGGCTCTCTGTCTGGCAAGAGCGAGTTGGTCGTTGGTCTTGACCTTGAGAAGCGTGACAGCTTCGTTATGCCTGTTCGTCAGGAAATCGAGATCTTTGAAGATCCTACTTTCCATCGTCAGCGTAGGATGGGTATGTACGGTTTTGGTGAACACGGTTTCGCTGTTCTCGATAACCGCCGTGTACTCTTGGGCGGTTTCTAATAAGACCTATATAAAAATAAAAAGGGCAGGGCGAAAGCTCTGCCTTTTTTTATTGCATTCCCGATTTCTTCCTATAATATATTTTTAGGAGGAAAACATGGCAGTATGTAATGCTAGATCAACAGAATTTAGAGTTGGAACAAAACCCTTAACAAATTTAGTTTGCTTTCAAAATAAATTATTTCCAAGCAATGTAAATTATACAGATTTTGTCGGAAAAGTTGTATCTCTTGAAAAAGAAAATAGAAATTCATATTTTTATAGTTTTTTAGAGCAAGCATCTTTGCTAGATTCTTACGAATACTTTATTTTTGTAGAAAATTCTCAAAAGCTATCTCCGCATGTTTATAACAATTTATCAACTTGGAAACCGTTGCTTAGATATCAAGTTGATTTGGCTGTTTTAAAAATATGTAATGGTCCAATGCCAGAAAGTAAATCATCAGAATACTCAACTACTTCATATATAGAAGAAACTACGACCGGCCCATTTTTAATCTCTTCAAGGCATTTAAAAAAGTTTATTAAAAAAGTACATGATAGAAATTCAATAATTCAAACATTAAATCAATTTTTAAAATTTTGTAATACTGTTTGTTTTTGGCCGAAAGTTAATTTAGCAACAGATAATATAAAACTTGAACATCAATTTTTAGAATTTCCAATAGTGTTTCCTGACGGTGTTCCAAATAGAAGTTTTAATAATGACTATATAGATTTAGCCAGTTTGATAGTTAATAATAATATTATATACATTGGTTCTTCCGCAGCAGATTTGTTAATATTAGCACAAGCTGGATGTAAAGTTATTTCTTATAAACCAAAAAATAAAATTGATTTTATAGATAATAAAATTTGGTTACAAAGATTTGGTCTTGAGGATAGAGTTACTTTTGTTGATGATAACTTTATTCCAGACAATGAAAATTATGCGGTTGTATACTCAACTCATCAAGACATAGAAAATTCAATTAAAACAAGATACTTAGCTTATTTCCCTTTTAGCGTGTTTCTTAACAGAAGTATTTCTTTGCAAGAAGCTCAAGTTATGAATATATCATTACAAAACTACACTTCAAATATAAAGGTTAAAGTATGATAAATAATGATGTTGCAATAATAATGTATTATTGGAATCATTATAAAAGAAAATCCTTATTAAATAATTTTTATATATGTCATAATAATCTATCAAAATATAATGCTATAATTATACCGATAGAAATTTCTACAAATGGTAGTTTTGATTTGCCATTTCCAGGAACTATAAAATTTCAAACAGATCAGTTATTATGGCAGAAGGAAAGGGTTATTAATTATGTTTGTCAAAAATTAACGGATGATATAAAATATGTTTCTTTTATTGATGGAGATATTCTTTTTTCAGAAGAAGACTGGATAGAACAAGCAAAACAAAAAATTGATAATAAAGAAAACTTATTTATTCAACCGTTCTCTTCTGTTCATTATTTACCTAGAAATCATACTAAATACAATGGATTTTATACATTTAAACACGATTCTATTTCAAAACAAGTCGTTGTTTCTGGCGGAAAAGATGGTTATAAAAAAACGCTATTTTCAGAAGACTTTGTTTATGGAAATCCAGGTATAGCTTGGATAACCAAAAAAGAAACATTATTAAATAACCCTCTATATGATAAATGCATAGTTGGCGGAGGAGACACAATAAATATAATCAAGTGGTTAGATTTAGAAGAAACAAAAAGTATACCATTTATAAAGTATAAAAAATTTAAAAACAACTTTATTGACGATTTATTAACTTTGCCCAAAAACAATATTGATATTGATTATATAGATCAGCCGGTTTTTCATCTTAATCATGGAAATAAAATAGATAGACAATATGCATCTAGATTTGATTTATTAGATAATAATGATTTTTCATTGCAAAAAGATCTTGCTATAGAACAGGGTATATATAGATATGTCGGAAATAGTAATTTACTAAAAGATATTAATAAATTTTTTAATGATAGAAATGAGGATTTAGAATGAACGATTGTTATATAGTTTTAGGAACATATAGATCTGGAACTAGCGTTATATCAAAAATAATTAGTTCTTTGGGCATAAGTATGTCTGAAAAAAGTCCACAATCTGATAATGCATTGTGGTATCCAACTGGTAGTTTTAATGATAAATTTTCAAATTATATTTCATTAAATACATCTACATATTGGAAATTAAAAAAAGAAAGCTGCGTTTTTAATAAAATGGGAATAAGATCTTTTGATCTTTTAAGAAAAGGTGTTTTTGCAAAATTAATTAATGATTGTGATTTAAACATTGGTTTAATATGGTCTATGAGAAATATAGAAAAATCTTATCAAGAATATGTTTCTTTACTTGGTAGACAAGCTAATCCAGATACCATAGAAAAACAGCATGAAATTTGTCAAAATATATTCAATTCTTTTAATGGTAAAAAAATAACTATAAATTATTCAGATTTGATGCAAAATACTAATCAGATTGCAAATCAATTAGCAGATTTTTGTGGTGTATCATATATAGATGGATGCACTACAGGAATAACTCCAAAATACTTGGAATAAACAATGCATTTCAGCAAAAAACCATCGAGAATACAAGATCAAGATGATTTTGTAGGAGTTCCCGCTTCTGGACAAGTAATTAAGTTCGATGGAACTAATTTTGTTCCAGGCGTAATTACTGGTTCACAAGGTTTTCAAGGAAATCAAGGAACGCAGGGTTCACAGGGTTCGCAAGGAAATCAAGGAAATCAAGGGTTTCAAGGCGAACAAGGAATTATAGGTGTTCAAGGTTCTCAGGGTTTTTCATTTGGTTTTTCTGAATCTTTATCAACATTAACAAAAACAATCGGATTAAAAACATTAGTAATTTCTAATATATTATCATTTAGGGCTGGCGTAAGAGTAAGAATAGTTGACATTACTAATAATGATGATTTTTTAGAAGGAAAAGTAACTTCTACAAATCCAGTAACAAATGAAATAACTGTAGATGTTGATTATGTAACAGGAACTGGAAGCGCAAGTATATGGGATGTTAATATAACAGGCGAGCTTGGCTATCAAGGCTATCAAGGTATAAATGCCCCATCAATTAAATATATATATAGCACTTCTATCTCCGGTGTTCCAACACCATCTCAGTTAAGATTCAACAACCTCACTATATCTTCTGCAACAACATTAAGTTTAAGTGCTTATGATATTAATGGAAATGAAGTTCATGAGATATATAGTCTTTTTGACAATTCTACAAATTCTACAAAATCAATATTGTTTATTCAATCAATAACAAATCCTTCAAAGTTTACAGTATTTAAAATAACATCTTCTACTACAGTTAATGGAACATATGGTTCTTTTAATGTTTCTCATGTTCAATCTAGTGCTGGGTTTTCTTTAATCGCAAATGAATTAATTTCTGTATCTTTTGTTTTAGTTGGCGATCAAGGTTTTCAAGGTTCGCAAGGTTTTCAAGGGTTGCAAGGAAATCAAGGGTTTCAAGGTAATCAAGGATTTCAAGGTAGACAGGGTTTTCAAGGAAACCAAGGTAGCCAAGGTTTTCAAGGGAATCAAGGTTCTCAAGGTAGTCAAGGATCTCAAGGATCTCAAGGAAACCAAGGATCTCAAGGAGAACAAGGCAATCAAGGATTTCAAGGTTTTCAAGGTAACCAAGGAATACAAGGCTCACAAGGAATACAAGGTTCACAAGGTTATCAAGGAAATCAAGGATTTCAAGGAAACCAAGGTATTCAAGGTAGTCAAGGACAGACTGGAGCAGGAGTTACCATACAGGGATCTGATACTTGGGAAAATATATTTAATAATGAAACTTCTGGTGCTGTACTTGGTGATATGTGGCTACTTACATCAACAGCACAAGGAACTGCTTCTCAAGCATGTCCAAATCCATCTAATGGTTCCGCTGCAATAGGTGACGGTGTTGTTTATACAGGATCAAGTCCTGTTTATTGGCAAAATGTTGGTCCTATTAAAGGATCTCAAGGACAACAAGGATTTCAAGGTAACCAAGGTTTTCAAGGGTCGCAGGGTAACCAAGGTAATCAGGGTCTTCAAGGCAACCAAGGGTTTCAAGGTAACCAAGGAAATCAAGGTAATCAAGGATTTCAAGGGAATCAAGGTTTATTAGGAAATCAAGGATTACAAGGCGAGCAGGGTTTTCAAGGAGAACAAGGATCACAGGGTAATCAAGGTTTTCAAGGGGAACAAGGATCACAAGGTGATCAGGGTTTTCAAGGAGAACAAGGATCACAAGGTGATCAGGGTTTCCAAGGGGAACAAGGTTCACAGGGTGATCAAGGCAATCAAGGTTTCCAAGGGGAACAAGGATCACAAGGTGACCAAGGTTTCCAAGGAGAACAAGGGTCACAGGGTGATCAGGGTTTCCAAGGGGAACAGGGATCACAAGGTGATCAAGGTAATCAGGGTTTCCAAGGTGAACAAGGGTCACAGGGTGATCAAGGTAACCAAGGTTTCCAAGGGGAACAGGGATCACAAGGTGACCAAGGTAACCAAGGTTTTCAAGGCGAACAAGGGTCACAAGGTGACCAAGGTAACCAAGGTTTCCAAGGAGAACAAGGGTCACAGGGTGATCAAGGTAACCAAGGTTTTCAAGGGGAACAGGGATCACAAGGTGATCAAGGTAGTCAGGGTTTCCAAGGGGAACAAGGTTCACAAGGTGAACAAGGTTTTCAAGGAAATCAAGGTGGCCAAGGATATCAGGGATCAACTGGTAGCTTTGGTGGCGTAACAGTTGAATATAAAATAGACACAAATAATTACTCAATCAACGACCCAGGTGACAATTATATAAGATTTAATAACGCTTCTCTTGCATCAGCTACGCATGTTATAATTGATGATAATCCAAATAATGCAAACATAGATCTTTCGCTATTCTTAAATACAATCTCTGCTTCAACAAGCACTATAAAAGGTCATTTTAAATTATCTAAGAAAAATGACTCTACAGTATTTGCACTTTATACTATAAGCAATTCCTCAGAAGAAGAACCTAGTTTTTTTGATGTTACAATTTCTTATTTATCTGGAAGCGGAACATTTTCTAATGATGATGAAGTATTACTTACTTTTGCAAGAACTGGAGATAAGGGCGATTCTGGATATCAAGGATTCCAAGGTAACCAAGGTTTTCAAGGTACTCAAGGATCACAGGGCAATCAAGGCAACCAAGGTTTACAAGGAAGTCAAGGATTACAGGGTAATCAAGGTTTTCAAGGAAACGCCGGTGTTAGTGGCGGTTTAGTTTTATTTTTTGATACTACCGGTGGATCATATCCGCAAACTGGAGAATTATTAACGAGTGTAAATGCCGGAACACAAACCACAATTACAACTGGTAGTTTAAATATAGCAAATAATTATTTGGTTGGAACATTTACGACTCAAGTTGGCGCTTTAACTTCAACAGTTATAACTTCTGGTGTTTGGGAATTAAATTTATATGCACTTTCAAGCACTACTGGCCAAGTGCCGACTATGCATTATGGTATTTATTATGTAGATTCAGATGGCACAAGCAATGAAACACTAATTATACAAGGTTCATCTTCATCAGCTTCTGCTATTTTAACAACTCAATCATTAGTAGTTTCAGATCTCGTTGTTCCTGCTACAATTTTGCCAGATTTAACTAAAAGATTGAGAATAAAAATATATGTAAATATAAGACAAAATAATAGTTCTGCCACTTTTGAGTTTCGTGATAATACTCAAACGCATATTCATACAACTTTAGTTTCTAATCCAGCAACAGGTCCGCAAGGTTATCAAGGATTGCAAGGACAACAAGGATCACAGGGGCATCAAGGTAATCAAGGTTTTCAAGGTATACAAGGTTCACAAGGTTCACAAGGTAACCAAGGTTTCCAAGGGCAACAAGGATCACAGGGTAACCAAGGTAATCAAGGTTTTCAAGGGGAACAAGGGTCACAGGGTGATCAAGGCAATCAAGGTTTCCAAGGTGAACAAGGGTCACAGGGTGACCAAGGTAACCAAGGTTTCCAAGGTGAACAAGGGTCACAGGGTGACCAAGGTAACCAAGGTTTCCAAGGTGAACAAGGGTCACAGGGTGACCAAGGTAACCAAGGTTTTCAAGGTGAACAAGGTTCACAGGGTGATCAAGGTAGCCAAGGTTTTCAAGGTGAACAAGGTTCACAAGGTGATCAAGGCAATCAAGGTTTCCAAGGATCACAAGGCCCAGAAATATTTGATTATTTAGGATCTTATAATAATGGAGTTACCTATTCAGTAGGTCAAGCAGTTACATATGATGGTTCTTTATATGTAATGACAGTTTATATTGGTGCAGCTGGATATATTCCACCATCATATCCATCTAATTGGCAGTTAGTTTTAAGCAAAGGTGACCAAGGTTCACAGGGTTTTCAAGGAAATCAAGGTTCTGGCTATCAAGGCAGTCAAGGAAGTCAAGGTAGTGTAGGTCTTCAAGGTTATCAAGGAGCTTCTATAACAGGACCACAGGGAAGTCAGGGAAGTCAAGGTACAACTGGCGCTACTGGTGCTGGTGGAGCATTAGGTTATTGGGGATCTTTTTGGTCTACACAAGATCAATTTATAACTACAGCAAATACAGAATATCTTATAACCTACAACAATTCAGACGCTGATAATAATGGAGTTAGTGTAGTATCTAATTCAAGAATAACATTTGCTTATTCTGGTGTTTATAGCATTATATTTTCTGTACAGTTAGTTAATGCTAATGTTCAAATACAAGACGCTAGTA